GAGAATCGGAAAGTGCTTACCCAGAGAAAGTGAGAGGATAGCGCCTGCGGTGGAGCGTCCGACGCCAGGCAGTGCCGCGACTTCCTCAAAATTAATGCCGTCAATGATGTCGCGAATCAGCGTTGCGGTAATTGGCTTATCAATAGCCCACATGTGCGCCTCAGCCATCGTGTCGGCCAGTACCTGCGCGGTACGGGTGTAGCTTTCAAAGAGGAACAGCGGGTCATCGGAGCAGGTACGGTTACCCCAGAAACGGAAACCGTCGCGGCGAATCAGCGTTGTGACGCCTGCCTCGTTCAGCAGGTCAGCATCGGTGCCTGGCTTCTGCAAATCCCAGAATACGGACGCACTGATGCCGGTAACACCGTTTACCCCGACGTTGGACAGTGTTTTATGCCAGCCCTGCTCCTGGTCGATTTTAGCGCGCAGGCCCAGCGCACGGGCGGTGGCATACGCGGTGGCGGTGGCACTGGTGACCGTATCCCATGCGAGGAAATCCGGCCAGATGACCATCAGCTCACGCTGGCTGAAATTCTGGCGGTAGGCTTTCACCTCGGAAATGGTTTTACAGCCCCATGCGCTGATATACCCGAATGCATTCAGTTCCTGGCATACCGATGCCAGTGCGACAGCCACCTCTTTGGTATCCAGTCCCGGCACGCCGAGAATGCGCGGTTTAACGCCGGTAACCGACTCAGCGCCCATCAGGGCTTTCAGTCCGGTGTACTGACCGTTTTCGTCGGTGGTGCCGATGATATTGGAAACGGTCTGTGCAAGTTTCGTTTCTTCGTCGTCGCCGGTGCCGTCTTCCACACGCACGACAACGGTGACCGGTTTTGACTGGTCAGCGATGGCCTGCAACGACGCCGCCAGCGTGCCTTTTTTACCGGCCTTTGCAATCGCGCTCTGCACATTGGTGATCAGCACCGGTTTATTGACGGGGAAGGTTTCCGAATCCGCATCGCTGGCCGTGCAGAGCATGCCGACAATGGCGGTTGATACGGTGGAAATGACGCGGGTGCCGTCGTTAATCTCCAGCACCTGCACGCCGTGATGATAGTCACTCATCCGTTTAACTCCGTGGTTAATGGGTGAGTGCTATTTTCAGTTGTGCCGGAGATGTCAGGCTATTTGTCCCGGTTGGCTAATCGACAGCACAACCACCGGTAAAGAAAAGGCGGGCAATAAGCCCGCCTGTATTTATTGCGGTATTTCCAGCCATTCGGGATTTGCTGTATCCACACGACTGACCAGAACGCTGTAGCGTTCCCATGCTTCCAGTCGGCTGCGCTCCTCATCTGTTGCCATATTCAGCCTGACAGCGCGCTCCAGTGGCAATATGACAGACTCCGCTTCTGTCAGAAGCTTAGATTTTTGTCTCTCTGCTTGTCCTGTTAACTCTTCCTGAGTTGGCAGCTCTGGTTCTGTAACTACTGGCTGACCATATTCATTGATATTAATAGTTTTTCCTTCTGACTGCTTTTGCAAAAGATAGTTATACCATCGCTCTGATATTTCAGTAAGGTCTTCTGGCCATGAGTCATTATTCTGGTAGTCGTTTTTTAATTTATCGTCGTAAAAACCTTTCGTTGATGGGCTGTAATAAATCGTCATATTAGTAACCTATAGCTGTCCAGTACATATTGCCATTACCTTCACTGTTAAATTTTGCCCCGGTTCTGGATAGTGAGTTAACAGCAATACTGTAGTCAAATCGCCCGTGTGCGTTAGTGATTGTTATGCTTGCGCAGGCAGAGGGAAAAGCCACTGGAAATGTTAAACCTGCTCCAGCATTAGAAATATACCCCCACTGCGTAATAATTCCTGTAGAGGCATCTTTATGCCAGCCATTCGCCGCTTTGGACGCGGTATTTTTAGCCTGATAACGTGAATCAAAATTACCATAATTAGCTGGTATCACCTGACCTGTGACTCTGAGCGCATCAGACTTCAAAAACATTAAGTCTTTTGTTGCGCTTCCAACCCTGGTACGCCATTTGAAATATTCATTGCCATTATCACCAGTTTCAAACCACAGGTATGAGTCAGTATCGGAATCTGAATCATTTTTAAATCCGATTTTCGCCCAGTCGGTGTTTCTTTCCCAAATCAGGAAGGCATCATTTATAAATTTAATACTCCCTGACATGCTACCGCCAGCTAATGCCAACACTGCGAGCTCTGCCGGGGTCGGTTTGCTTTGTGAATTATATTCTCGTGCCCACGGTGTCCATGGTTCTGATGAATATTTGCTACGTGACCACACTCTTGAGGAGTTATACACATGATAAATTTGTTTTACGCCAGCATTTTTTAACACAATTAAATTTCCGGCGTTATTCTCCGGGTAGTTTAACGCAGAGCTTGTATTAGCGTTGAGCGACTGATGATACAGACCAGGAGTCATATAATCATTTAAGTTTTGATTAGCACCAATAGAAATGCTCTGCCCATTAAAAATATCCTGCGAAGTAACATTTATATCACTGGTTAACGCACGCCCATTTACTTTGCGTGTTGCTGGTACCGCCCCTGCCGCTAACTCTACCGTTTCCTGCAAACCGAGGTATTCGATAACGGCGGCAACGGTCGCTTTAGCCAGAATATCTCGCCCAACTTTTGTCAGAGTTGCCAGGCTGGCGGTGTCATTCCCCGTAAAATACGGAAACCTGTCTGCCGCAGTAGCAAGCCCGGCCAGCGCCGTCAGGGTGGCATCTTTCGGCTGCTTGCCCGCAAGCGCGTTGGTCATAGTGGTCGCAAAGTTCGGGTCATTGCCCAGTGCCGCAGCCAGCTCGTTCAGCGTATTCAGTGCGTCAGGTGATGAGTCTACAAGTGCGGCAATCGCGGCCATAACGAACGCCGTGTTTGCTATCTGAGTATTGTTAGTGCCCTTTGGCGCAGTTGGTGCGGTTGGCGTTCCGGTGAGTGCCGGACTCGACAGCGGCGCTTTCTTGTTCGTTTCATCCATTACCGCCTTAACAGCTTTTGGCGTTGCGGCCAGTGTTTCAGACGTACTGTTGGTCGCACTGCTTAACTGAGTAAAACCTTTTGCGGTCAGCGAGGCGTCCGGGTGACGTCGCGACTGTTCGTGCTCTGCAATTTTGTCGTCAACGTAATCCTGCGTCGCCATCACCGTTGTGGTGTCAATGGTCAGCGCCACTGAGGCCACACTGCTGACGATGATGACCATGCGGCAGGTCTGCGAACGCCCTGAGCCTTCGGCAAGGGCTGGCTTATAACTTTCGGCCATGTTCGCCACGGCAATTAACGTTCCCGCATCATCGTACAGGCCAAGCTCACGCATCCAGAAACCGCCCACCTCCGGCGGAATAACCAGCTCTGCGATAATATAATTACTGTGTCGATTGTCCTGACTGATTTTATTCAGGGTATGTCGCCAGACCTCATTAACAAGTTTTGTCTGTCCGGCATCCGGGACAGGCAATTTACCACCACCATCCCCGACGGCCATCGTGGTAATGTTGACCTTCCGCCCTCCCGGCGCGGTTGCCGCTGCCAGCTTTGCTGCACCGGCAGTGGTGATAACGGTTTTGAATTTTGTGCTCATTATTCCTCACTTATCCGGGGTAAACCGTAATTACATCGCCGTCGTAAGCCACACCACCGGCGAACAGGTGGCCGGGAATGTCCTGCAGTTATAACCAAATCAGAAAAAAGTTACCTGAACTCGCTCAGTGCTACTATGGCTACATACAAATACCACCAGTAACATTTTTTCGTGCAGATGGACCTGCGACACCAGAAAATGAAAAGAATTTATGGTATCACGCTTANCAACCTGAAGATCTTTGCACCATACATAACCCGATGGGTGATTTACAGGATTTCATCGCGNTAGTCATTATGCAAGCCTGGTATTTACTGTACTGCAAGCGCGGGCAACTTCAACGTGCCCAGGAACACCTCGAAAGACAGGCGGTTAATTGCCTGGCGCCGATGATCACTCTGGAGAAAATCGTGCGTGGCAAACGTACCGCAGTCAGTGAACCGTTGTTCCCCAACTACCTGTTTGTAGAATTCGATCCAGAAGTGATTCATACCACGACCATCAGTGCCACTCGCGGCGTCAGCCACTTCGTGCGCTTTGGTCCGTCGCCAGCGATAGTTCCATCTGCCGTAATTCATCAGTTATCGATATATAAACCGGAAGATATTGTCGATCCATCAACGCCGTATCCTGGTGATAAAGTAATTATCACTGAAGGCGCATTCGAAGGTTTTCAGGCCATTTTTACCGAGCCAGACGGTGAAGCGCGTTCCATGCTACTCCTTAATCTGATCAATAAAGAGATTAAGCACAGTGTGAAGAACACCGAATTCCGTAAGCTCTAAAACGCGATCCCAAACAGCGTTTTAACGTTGTTATCTGTAGTTGCCGCCAGCCACGCAGCATCTTCCCCACGCCAGTGTGCAATGCGTTGCAGAATATGGGGAAGATTCGCGGGTTCATTGCGCCGTGACGATGGCTTCGGAGTGAGATCGCGTGGGAGCAAATACGGCGCATCAGTCTCAACCAGTAATTTCTCCGCCGGAATCAACGGCAACAGTTCCCGCAGTTCCAGTCCACGTCGTTCGTCGCAAACCCAACCGGTAATGCCGATATAAATCCCACGCGCCACGCACTCCTGCATCTCTTCGCACGTACCAGTAAAACAGTGCAACACTGCGCCAGGCAGTTTATCCAGCCACGGCTCCAGCAACGTCATAAATCGCTCGTGGGCATCACGACAGTGCATAAATACCGGCATATTTAACTCTGCAGCAATGCGCAACTGGGCGACAAAGGCTCGTTCTTGCTCTTCCGGCGTGGAAAAGTTGCGGTTAAAGTCGAGGCCGCACTCGCCAATCGCCACTACTTCTGGCTGCGAGGCCAGCTCAATGATCGCTTTTTCGGTCGCAGCTTGCCATTGACTGCTGTCATGAGGATGCACGCCCGCCGTTGACCAACAGCGCGGATAGTGCCGCGCCAGCTTTTGCGCCTGCTGGCTTTCGCGCAAGTTAGTACCGGTGATGAGCAGCCCATTAACCCCCGCAGCAAAAGCACGCGTTACGATATCATCACGATCTTTCNCNCCACCAGTTTTTGTGTGATACTCCAGCGGCTTTGGCAAAGACGCTCTTTTTGCTCGTGAGTCCAGCGTTTATCGGCAATAGGT